CAACGGCAGTAGTAAAGAAGAAACCCGCTAATCCAAAGGGGAGACCTAAAGGAACAACGGTTCTCCTTGATGATGTTAGACGCGAGGAGTTACTTAACCTGATTGTGCTTGGCTTGCCAGTAAACAAAGCGGTAGCGATGGTAAACATTGCTGAGTCCACTTTCTATAACTGGATGAGCCGTGGAATGGTAGAGCGGGATAGATTGGCGACGCTTCCTGATGCCAAACCTAAACCCGAGGAGAAAATATATTTAGATTTTTTGGAGTCTCTCACACGGGCGCGAGCGGAAGCAATCGCTAAAAAGGTGGCAGTCGTATCAAGTGCGGCGAGTCAAGGAGATTGGAAAGCATCCGCTTGGTGGTTAGAGCGTCAAGTCCCTGAAGATTTTGGTCGCATAGATAAGCAAGAAGTTTTATCTCATTCCGTGTCAGAGGTAAGAGTTACAGTCACCATGGGAGAACTTCAAGAGAAGATAGCCAAAGTCCTCGAGTCCCGTAAAGCGAAAAGCGCTTAACTCATGACCGAGAGACTTCTCGATAAGTTCCTCGAAAGTGATTCCATGAAGCAAGCCGAGTTGCTTGCCATGCTTACACCTGATGAGCGTCACGCCTTATTGGTCATCCTTGATGCTGAGTTAGATAACCCTTGGGCTAGATGGCAGAACGACCCAGTTGGATTCGTTGAGCAAGGGCTAGGCGAAACTCTATGGAGTAAACAAAAAGAGATTCTCACTTCATTAACACAAAATAAAAGAACAGTAGTTCCCGCTTGTCACGCGCCTGGGAAATCTCACTTAGCGGCGAGAGCAGTAGCGTGGTGGTTATCTACACATCCCGCAGGTACAGCGGTTGCAATTACAACAGCGACTACACATCGACAGGTTCGAAACATTATGTGGCCGCATATTAGAAGAGTTCATGCTAAACATAATCTGCCTGGGGAAGCCGATACAGTTCAATGGAAAATAAATGGAACCGTAGTTGGTTATGGATTTAGTCCAAGCGCTCATGATGAAACAGCGGTGCAGGGTATTCACGCACCTAACTTGCTCGTAGTAGTTGATGAGGCTGGAGGTTTATCCGACACAATCGGTGGCGCACTTGAATCTCTTATGACGGGTGGCAATACCAAACTTCTCGTACTTGGTAACCCACCAACAGATACAGAGCAAACTTGGTTCGAGCGTATCTGTTCGAGTCCGCTCTATAACATCATTTCGATTGGTGCTTATGACACACCAAACTTTACGGGTGAGCCAACAGGCAGATGTCGCTCATGTCCTGATTACATTGAAGCGCATGAAGTTAAGACACACCTCGTAGACCAAACTTGGGTGAATGATGTTATCTCTGAGTTCGGTGAGGATTCTCCATTCGTTGAAGCCCGTGTTATGGCGCAGTTCCCTAAGTCGAGTACAGGCAAGGTCATCCCTTTTGCTTGGGCTGAATTATCAACAGAGAACGAAGAGCCACTTGAATCAAAGATAATTAAACTTGGAGTTGATATTGCTTCAGATGGTGGAGATGAATTCGTTATTGCTCGCTTAGATGGTTATGCAGTTAGCATCGTCCATCGCTCATCGGGTAAGCAAAATGCTAACGCAGTTGATGTGGCAGGTGTGGTCATGCGAGAGATTGAGAATTGCGTCAAGATACATAGCGAGCGCGAATTGCGAGACCGAGTTCGAGTCAAGGTCGATACCATCGGATTAGGTTGGGGCGTTGTCTCTATGTTGGATAGATGGGTCAAGGAGCGCCAGTTACCCGCTGACATCATTGGAGTCAATGTAGCCGAGAAGCCTAAAGACCAAGCCAAGTTCAAAAATCAAAGAGCCGAGATGTGGTGGAACGCTCGACAGATGTTGCAACCTAAAGAGGGTAAACAGGATGTGCGATTGAATGTAGATAGGTTCGTCCTCTCGCAGTTGGCAGGACCAACATATACATCGGATGCGTCGGGTCGAGTTGTTATTGAATCAAAGATAGACATGAAGAAACGGGGAGTCGCTTCCCCTGACCGTGCTGAAGCGATATTGTTAGCGCTCTACGAAAACCGTTCAGTTATTCAAAGCATCGCGCCAATATCTATTGGGCAGTCAAATCAATGGGGAACATTATGAGTCGCTCTGATTGGGATTTAGATTTACGCTTCGGGCAAGAAGGCGAGGTTATAGTGAATTCACTATTGACCGCACCGATTGAAACAGTCGAAGTCAAACGAGATAGGCGCTGGAAAGAAACAGGCAATCTCTACATTGAAACCGAGTGCTGGTCAGATGTCCTTGCTTGCTGGTACGCATCGGGTATCAGTACAACCAAGGCGAGCCATTGGTCATTCATCCTTGAAGATTCCGTGCTGACAGTACCTACCGAAAGAGTGAGCAAGGCGGTAGCGTTTTACGGAGTAAGGCGTGAGATGAACCGCCCTGAGTATTCGACCAAGGGATTTACAATCACAGTTGCAGATTTATTAAAGGTTACTTTTCTTCATCCTTAAAGTGCCAGTCAATCTCAATCCACTTGGAATCGTAATAAGCCTTAACAGAAAATCCGAGAGCGATAAGGCTTACTACGAGAGCCAACTTATCCATTAGGCAGTTCGGTTTTATCAATCAAGAAAGTCTCTCTCTTGCTGACAAATCCTCCTTCTGAATCTAACTTATCTTTAGCCTGTGGTTCGTTATCTGCAAAGACATGAACAATCATTTCAACCTTATATGAAAAGAGTTCCTTCTTTGCTGGCTTTATTTCTTTTGCCATTACTTGCTCCTAACTCGAGAGAGTCTGAGTCTCCCACGCTTTCGGTAAATAGACCAGTTACGCATTTTGGTTGCCATAGATTTCCTTCCACCTTTTGACTATCTCGATACCTTTTTCAAGTCCGTACTTGTTATACAAAATCTGACATTGCCTCAGAGTTAAACCCGTATGTGGATGAGAGGACGAGAGAATTCCCGTGCCAAACTCATCCACTAGGTCATTGAGTATCTCGTCGCTCACGCTAAGACGCTCTCAGGCTGGATGTCGTAAACAGATTCATAGAGCAGTTGCCCATCTTCCCAATCTGTCCAGTTTCCATCGCTTCGAATCGTAATGTCCTCACCAAAGATTTTCTTAGCAAGGATGAGCGAGGCAGTCACGGCTGTGTCGTAAGGCTTTTCGCCTGTCTTACAGAATCCATCGTCATACCTCTCATCGCCAACAGGGAGTTCAATATAGAAACTCTCATGCGCTCCATCTGCTACGCCATTAAAACTTACATAGTTAGATTCGTACTTTTCATCCCCGATTGGAATTCCTGCTTCATCGGCTGTTGCAGTTATCTGCTTGACGCCTTCAACGAACTCAGCGAACTTTTCAGCCGATGGCTGTTGATTAAACTTCCAGTAATGTGTGTACCCCATTTTATGCGTTCTCCTTTTCTAAGTGTTGTTCTAAACATCTATTTCTCCACCAAGCACCGCCGTAAGTTGATGCTGGAGTTAATACCTTGATGAATGATTCAGGAGCCTCGTAGTACAAAGGTTCTTCTGATTCGCCTATGACCTTGGTGAATACCTGACCATTCTTGCGCTGAGTTAAAATCACACACGCAAAGACTGAGTTATCCTCAAGTTTCTTTAGGGCTACATAGAAAGCCTTTTGACCATCTACATTCTTGCCTTCAAAAATCTTGACGCTCTCATAGATTCCGTCATAAGTCCGACGGATGTAATACTCGATAAATGCTCGAGTTGTGAAATTGCTTCCGACATTAGTTACATCCCACCCCATCAGTTACTCACCCCAATTCCAAATTCTTCACGGACAGCCTGTTGAGTTGCTCTTTTGATTTCTGCAACAGCCCACTCAAAGTTTTCTACATGAGCGATGTTTTCTACATGAACACCAGTTGCCTTTGTGCCGTAGTAGATTTCGTAGATGCCGTAGCCCTCTACTTTGTAAAGCCTGTACTGACCAATCTTCTTGACTGCTTTCTGAGCCATTTTATTCCCCTCTCTGAGAACAACCCCAGTATATCACAACTGGGGTTAATAATCTAACAAGTCTGACTTTGACCCTTTGGTTTTCCGTCCCATAACCAAGCCGATGAGAATGAGTTAAGGCTGACGCCGTAGCCATCTCCGTAAGCCTGAATCTTCTTGCGTTGGATTGGATGAGTCTTTGTGATGAATGGATTCACATTGTCCCAATCATCTTTTTCGTTGTCCCAGTTGCGAACCTGATATTCAGGGGAATCGACTGGCACCACATTTTGATGCGCCCAACCAGTTACCTCAACGACCTTCTTGCCAATCTCTTGAATCCACACGGAGAACTCGCTGACCTTGACCACTTTGAAAAACTCAATGTTGGTTTGGTCGTAGCCCCATGATGAGTAAAGAATGTCGCCTACTTTTGGCTTTACCCAAAGACCGTTCTCAGTAGGCTTACCGCCAATAGCCACGACTGTTGCGATGTTATCTGACATTATTTAGCCACCTCTTCCTTGATAAAGATTGCTTGGATTCTGTATTGCTTGCCACCAAAGACCGCTTGAATAGTTGCGAAATCCTCAGCCTGTTGCTTGCTTTCAAATTGGAACTTTTGTGCTTGACCTTTGAACTCGACCTCATAAACTTTCTTAGCCATGTCATTTCCTCTCTTTACCTTGTACACCAAGTATAACACAACGGGGGTTAATAATCATCCCCAAATAGGGCTAAATTTGTACCTAAATTTGTACGCACAATGTACGCACAATTCGAACAGATGTTCGCCTGATACCCTTATCCCATGTCTCTTACGCCATCAGTCTCCAAACTTTTGAAGGCTTCATGCCCAACAGCGACTCAGGATGTAAGAGCCAACCTTGAGAACCGTGCTAAAGCCATTCAAACGGCTCTGTACGGTCCTTTGAACCCGTCCGAACCTAATGATGACTACTGGGCAAAGATGGGGGCTGAATGGGGCGTTAGCGCCGAGGAAGCCAAGAAACAAAGATGTGGCAACTGCGCGGCGTTTATCCAAACCTCAGCGATGCTCCAATGTATCGAAGGCGGATTAGCCCAAGGCGAAACCCGTGAAACCGCTTGGGATGTTACCGAGGCAGGTGAGTTGGGATATTGCGAGGCTTTCGATTTCAAATGTGCGAGCGCTCGTACTTGTCGCGCTTGGATTGTCGGAGGTCCAGTCAATGATTCAAATGCAGGGCGACTCAAGTAATGTCCAAGGGAAGCGCCAAAACTAAACACCCTTTTAATCCAATGCAGATTAAGGATGGCTGGATAGTCAGACTTTACAAAGACGGAAGAATTAAAGAGCGGGTTGAAAAATATCCGCCTGAGAAGAAAAAATGACAGCAACAGTTCGAGTACCTTTAGAAGTATTCGAGACCTGTGATAGATGTGGAGCCAAGGCTAAAGTCGGGGCTACCTTTCTACAAGGCGAACTTTACTTTTGTGGTCACCATGCAAAGACATTGCAACCTCACTTGATTGCGAAGGCGATAACTATTTATGACCCTGAACGATATATGGAAGAACGAGAATCACTCGGCTGAATGTTACCGAGTAATCCCCGTCCCTAATCCAACTTACTTTGAGTCCCGCGTAATCTGCGTATGCGGATTACAGGGCTTCGATAATCGTAGTAACTACCGAACTAATAACAATAAGAACGAAACTACCCAAGAGGGTAATACCCCATAAGTAACGAAGTTCAGGGAACTTTGCTGGTGGACGCTTCATCTTGATTGTTGGCTTGTTTACAATCTGACTGAACTTTTGGTCAATCATCTCTTGTTGGTTCTCCATAGATTCCTCTCATGTTGTAAGGATATACAACTAGGGTTAGGATACTACTTCTTTACCGATGGCGCAACTTTTCGCTTGAGTTGATTGAAATAAATAAATGGGGCAGATGTGTAGGCGTCATTGTCTGCGCTTATCTTGAGAGCCTTGGCTAAAGAGG